TCTTTTAGATTTATACATAAGTTTAATTTTGTATTTTTTAGCACGGAGTTGTAAACTCTTGAACATTATAGCTTTCTTTTCCATTTCTTTACGTGTAAGAAGAAGTCTTTTTCCTTTAGAGTTTAATTTTGTTACATTTATACCCACTGAATGTAATTTTCTTTTAAGTTCTTCGTTGGACATATTATTTATTTTGTTAGATTTTTTACCAAAGAAACTGGAACGAAATCTCTTAATTCCTAATAATTCTTGAGCTGCACCAATGTCTTCTATATTAGCACCTTTAAGTTGTATATTTTTAAGTTGTTCTTGAGTAAATGTAAAAATAGATAATGGGCTAATGGCATTTCCAGTATCTTCTAATAGTGTTCCCATATTAAATAAACTACTAATTAAAGCAGATAAATAGTCAAATGTAATATAAAAATTAGTAAGGGTAGGATTTTTTTGAGATTCTATTTTATAACTCAAAGCCTGACCCAGATCTCCTATTGTTTTAAACAAGTATATATTATCACTTGGTATAAAGTTTTCAGTTAAATATGCTACTGAATTTTGAGTACCAGATCCTACCTTTTTTGAATTAATTTTAACGGATCCACTTGGCTTAGGAATATCACCATTTTTTTGAGTTTGACTGAAAAATTGGTTAACATATAGTGTTATATAATGATCATCGATTTTTTTATTCATATAATATGTAAAATCAATAAATGGAGCATCCATTGCAGTAACTTTTACCCTATAGTTATTATTCTCAAGTGGATTCAAATTCCCAAGAAGAACAGGTGTTTTTGCAGCCTTTGTTACCATATTTACTATAAAATTAGTTACGCCAGAAGTTCCTGCAGCATCATAGTCGGATGCTGGACTTTTTAATACAGCAATTTTTATATCTGGATTACTAATAACATCACATATATTAGTAAATACAGCTGAATATCCTGCATTATTTTTAGTGGCATCTACTCCCAACATAATTCCATCTTTTATACTTTTTCCTTCTGATAAAATACTAACTAAATATTTACTAAATGATGAGCAATTAAATTTGGTTACATAGTCATATAAGTTGGCAGAGGTTATCTTAATTTTTTCTTCCATATTTATACCCCCTTTTAATATATTATCTCTAATCCCATTTGTTGATTTTAAACTAGTTCTAATTTTTGGGTCGTTTATTATGTTATTAAATAAACTATTGAAACCGGCGACATTATTAGGATCTACACTTGCAAATGTAGTAAATATATATTCCATATCATTTTTATAAAAATCCATTATAGAATTTATTATTTCATCTTTAGTGAATTTTCTATCATTGACCCATCTATTTCTTGACCCTGTTTCACAGAAGTCGTGACATTGATCTAGCATAATAAGAGTTCTAAAATACCCAAGAGATAATAGATAACTTCTATTTAATCTTTGAAAAATAATAGAATCTTCTATTTTAACAGTACCTCCTTTATCTACTTGCATTTATTAAATACAATACATTTTAATTTAGTTTAAAATCAGTGTAGTTTCCACTCGAGGTAGTATCTTACTTGACCAGGTGTATTAAGATCAGTGTATTTAAAAAATACATAAGCATTTTCAGTCAAATTTATAATATATTCTTTAAAAAGGTCTAATTCTGAATTACCATCGATGTAGTAAGGATTTTCTATTATACATTTAGTATTAAATATCCTTTTTGAATACTGAAGTTCAAAAAGACCTATATATTTTGGTCCCCGATTAGTAATTATACTATCTGGGAAAAAACCTAAGTAAAAATACTCCGAAGAGGTATACATATTTGCCATTCCTTTCATAGTAAAATAGTCTAGATAATAATGATCATCGTATTCTAATCCTGAGTTTGCTATAAACATAACCCAATTGTGAGCCCAATTTTCTGCATTAAGATGTGTTAAAAGTTTAAGTTCTCCCTCGGGTGGCGGTTCTAAAGACTTTTCTAGAGTGTTATTTGATTCTAGATATGGAATATTAGATCTACGGAATGTATGTTTACAATAAAATACATCAGGTGCACAAATAAATGAAAAGATCAAAAACAAACTAGACAACATAATAATATAATATAATTTAATGTATTATATTTTTATATGTGTTTGTAAAATAGATACAACTTTATTAATTGTTGGTATACAAACATTTGTTTCATTTGATATCTTAGTCTTTGAAGGTTTATTCAATTTGTAATGATGTTTTATTACGAAGAATATTATTCCAGCTACAGCTGATTTTGGTGTAACAGAATCTAAGATTTCTCCACATTCTATAAATATTTCATTACATTTCATCCCATAACTAAATGGTAATTCTAATTTATTACAGTATTTAACAAACGAGTCATTTTCTTTTATATCAAGTCTTTGTTTTCCTAAGTTTTTATAGACAGTATTTTCCATTAGTTCTAGAAAAATCTTTTCTCCTTTTAAAAATCCTTTTTGGTTTCCATCTGTTAAGTCTATTACCCTTTGTCTATCTATTGGAACATTATTATAAACACATGAATAATAAAAACATGATGATATTAAACCATTACGTATAGACGCACGTGTTAGTTTCCCAGATTCCATACAAATATGCCACATATTTTTTGCATCAGATAACATAACACTAGAAGTTCCTAGTCTAGAAATATAGTCTTCAAACTTTTCTGATATTTGCCAATAAGTTTTTTGTTTATGACTAAATGTTTGTTGATAATGCAATCTCATTACAAATGAATTTTTATTAAATCCCGGAATGCTACCTCCTTTATCATATGGGTTATCACTAGTAAATGTATCTCCTCTTTGAGATGAAATCTGAAATTGTCCAGAGTCATTTTTATAAAAGTTCCATTCTTGTGTTTCATAAATAATTCCCATAACTTCTCCACATATTTCACATATTTCTGACCCTTCTCTTGGATCAAAAAGTCTACTTTCATGTTTACAACCATAATTTTTTTTACATTCTTTTATACATAGAGAGTCAAAATCTTCCCAAAGTGTATCTAGAATAATTTGGTCCTGTAGCATAAAAGGATTTTCTTATACATTATTTAAATATCTTAATAACAATTAAAAAACGTAATATTTGCACATATCGCGATTTTTTAAAATTATTTAATTATTTAAATATAATAATAAATGACAACTATAGATATATTAAAAACCGTATCTGTACATATAACCTTTAATAAAATCGAAGAGATACTTAAAATTAAACTTTTAGATAATACAGAATATTCTGAGATGGGATTTCAAGAAAGTTTAGAATATCTTAAAAATACATTTATATACATCAAAGAAAATAATCTCAAATGTTCTTTTATATGCGATCTACGTTGTAATTCTGGAAGCGAATTACCACTGCATGCATATGTTAAACTAGTATCTTTAATAACAGATATCAATTCTATTTTAATATCAAATTGTCATTGTATAATTATTATAACACACGACTCTGAAAAATGGAAAAGAACATATTCTTTTATAACAAAATTATGGAGACCTACTGATCAGAGACCTATTGAATTTATGAATGATGAGGATAATATTTTAGATTTTATAGTAATGAATAAATTGCATAACTAAATTGCAAAAAAATAAAGACATTAGAAAACATTATAATAATTAATTTGACAATGGAGAACCCTAAAGTTATTTCTTGGAATGTTAACGGTATTCGATCGAGGATATTTAATGAATGCATTGGCTCAAAAGTTAGTAAAACCAAAGATCTTGAACTAAAAGAAAATAGTCCTATAAATGAAGTTTTAAAGTATGATCCCGACATTATTTGTTTTCAAGAAACTAGATGTAATAAAATATTCGGAGAAACACATATTAAAATCTCTGGTTATAATTCATTTTTTAATCAGTCTGGTATGACAGATGCAAGAGGTCCAGATAGATATTCCGGAACTGCTATATTTTATAAGTATACCTTAGAACCCATTAAAATTGAAACACAGATTCCTGGATACGACGATACAGAAGGTAGAATTATTATAATGTACTTTGAACATTTTATAATTATAAATGTATATGCTCCAAACTCTGGAACAAATTGTGATAAAAAAGAGATATTTATATTACATATGCTAGACTTCTTAAAATCAATTTCTGAAAAGTTTGTCATTTTTTGCGGAGACATGAATATAGCAGTTGATAGTCACTTCATGCCTAGTTTTACAGAAGGACCGGCAGCCGGATTCTTTCCATTTGAGATTAATTTTTGGAAACAACTCAAGGAAATTAATTACATTGATCCTATTAGATGTGACACGGTTTATACATGGTGGGATCCGAGACAACGTAAAGAAAATGGGATGAGTATTTGCAGAAATAGAAATAAGGGATGGAGACTTGATTACTTTTTTATTAATCAAAAAACTAATCAATATTCCAGTAGGGTTTTAAAATATATAGGGGAAAATAATCAAGGTATACCATTAGCTAGTGACCATGCGCCGATTATTTTATCTACCAAGTACAGCTCTTGCGACACCGACTCCGCCACGGCGTGAAAACTCCTCATAACCAGCGTATAATACAATAGCTGTAAATGATATAGCTAATAGCATTACAGTCCAGTAAGTAATATGATCAAATAATCCTGCTCCGCACTGGGTCATGCAGCAACCATTTTTAGGATCTTTGGCATCTCTTAGTTGCTGGAGAGAACCGAAAGCCATCCATAGACCAACTGCTAAAAGAAGAGTATAAAGCGTATTCATCAAAGCCATTTTTTTATTATAATAAAAGAAAAAAAATAAATTAATTTTTTAAAATATAGACGCAATAGCTTCTACAAGATATATTAGCCATGGTACTCCAATTATAATTGTAGAAATAATAGCAATCACCATAGATGACCACCAAGATATTTTATAAAATACACCTGATCCGCAATCTCCTGTTTTACAACAACCATCTTCAGCATTTTGAAGTTGATTTAGTGAACCAAATATAACCCAACCGACAATCATACCTAGGTATAAATAAGTTTTATTAAAGCCTCCTACAGAGCCTCCAAGACTTGGCATTCCTTTACCCATTATTTAATTTAATATAATATATACATTTTTTTAATTTATTAATTAATCCAAATCTTCTAACCAAAAGTTCTTTAGAGACATTTTTTGCACCTTGGTGTATTCTTTTCCTATGTTTTTACATTTATCATTTAGTTTATCAAGTGTATCTTCGCTAAATGAATGTATCTTCATATCTGTTAGATAACTGTAACTATTATTTATTAATGAGTACCCGTTATTCTTTAATTGTTCTTCTATAACAGATATCTTCTTTTTAAATACAATTATTTTATCTTCTATTATATCATTTACAAATCTAAGTTTATTTGATATCAAATCAAGTTCGTTCTTTAGTTTTTCCTCTAAGAAGTTTTTACGCTTTATGTAGTATTCATTTCTGATTCTCCAGAAGTGGTAAATTATTTCTTCTGGGCTTTCCATTTTAACTATTTCATTTTTTTCATTGAATACATACATATTCTTTGCTGATAAATGACTAACCAATTTTAGTTTCTTTTCAATTTCACAATTTTGTGTCCATTCTATTACATTTTCTAGAGGACATTTTAGTTCAAAATTAACTGCTGATTCTGTAGAATTATTAATGTATGAATAAATTACATTATCTGTTTCTAATTTATCAAGAAATATTTTGTAATCGTTTGTCCAAGTTCCAATAGGAAGTTCTGTAATTGTGATTACATTTGCTCTAACAGCGTAAGTTCCATATGTTGTCCACTTGTTTTCTTCTACTTTTTTGATTTGACCAGTAAATCCTTTATACCAAGGAATCATTTCTGGTATATCCGAATCTTCATCGTCTACTAACTTAAGAAGTCTTTCTTTTATGTCATCAGGATTGAAACAAGGTACATCAGTAGAAAATCCAGTTCCAATTCCACATGCTCCATTGATAAGAATCATAGGAAGTGTTGGAACATAGAACTTTGGTTCTATTTCTTGTCCATCATCATTTAGATATTCTAAAAGATGAAAATCATTTTCATTGAAGATTTCTTTGAAAGCTTTTGTTAGATGAGTAAAGATATACCTTGGACTGGATGAATCTTTACCACCGTGAAGTCTTGTACCAAATTGTCCAACAGGTTCAAGAAGATTTATATTATTTGAACCTACAAAGTCTTGAGCAAGATTTATTATAGTATCCATTAGACTTGCTTCTCCATGATGATAACTAGTGTGTTCTGAAACATAACCAGCAAGTTGAGAAACTTTTATTTCTGACACCAGATTTCTTTTGATACATGCATGTATGATTTTTCTTTGAGATGGTTTAAGCCCATCTACAAGATTTGGAATAGATCTAATATTGTCTTCAATTGAAAATAGTACTAGTTCTTTATTTACAAGATCTTTGATATTAACTTTACAATTTGTATAATCAAGTGTTTCTGGATTTTTAATATTTTCAAGAATCCATTTCTTGCGTGACTCTGCCTCTGTTTTTGTAAAGGCCATTTCCAAAGACTTATCGTCGTCTTTGTTTTCTGAGATATAACTCAGAGTTTTCATACTCTTGAAGTATTCTTTAGCTTCTTCGCGAGTACTCGTACCAAGTCCCTTATAATATTTTACTTTCCACCCTGATGTATTATTTTCTTGTTTCCACTTGTTATAATCACTTAGATTATAAAAAGGAAGAATGTTATTTCTTTTTGTAAGCTTAATGACGGGTGTTACCATAGAAGATACAAAATCTTGTTTCAAAAGTTCTGGCCAGCCATTTCCAATAAAGTTAACTAGAAGACTCTTGATGTGAAATCCGTCTGTATCAGCATCTGTCATAATAAGAATCTTACCATAACGAAGATCTGATACATCTTTGTACTTTTTTCCAGATTGAAGACCAAGAATCTGTTTAATATTATTAAGTTCTTCATTTTTTGATAACTGTGCATATGTAGCAGTTCTCGTGTTGAGAAGTTTACCACGAAGAGGAAATGCTCCGTAATAATCTCTTCCAACAACTGACATTCCTGATATTGCCGTTGTCTTTGCTGAATCACCCTCTGTGAAAATAATAGTACACTTTTTAGATTCTTTTGTTCCTGCTTTATTTGCATCATCAAGTTTTGCAATAATTACGCGGTTAGTTTTCTTTCCATCTGTTTTACTTTGCAATTTCTTTTCTTTTGCATCTGCAAGATGCAGAACATTTTCTACAATACCGCTTTTGTACACATTCTTTATGAAGTCTTCGGATGCTGTAAACTTGCTTCCAAAGTTTTGTACTTTTGTGATATTCTTTTCTTTAGTCTGTGATGAAAAGTCTGGATTTACTATGAGACAATTTATGAATACAAAAAGATTGTCTCGGATGTATTGAGGTTTAATTGTAATGTTTTTATTCTTTTCTTGTATCATTTCTGTTAGTTTTTTAATTATAGGAGAAATTACATGTTCAACATGTGATCCTCCGTCGCAGGTATAGATACCATTTACAAAAGATACACATTGAAATCCTTCTTCAGATGGAGCAATAGCTACACTCCAACGTTCGCTTTCTTGAATTATTCTTGGACGAGTCTTTTTATCACCAAGATAAAGACCAATGTATTCTGAAAAGTCTTTAACTTTCATTTTTTGACCATTTAGATGTACAGCTACATTCTTTGGGGTAATTGCACAAAGATCAAGTACTCTTTTTTCAAGAATACTATTAGTAAAATCATTGATACCTGTTATTCCAAACTTTTCATAGTCTGGAATAAAAGTTATTTTCGTATACTCATCGTTAGATTCTGTTATTTTAGGTTTTGATATCTTGCTTAGATTATCAGTAAATGTTTGGATGTATTTTTTACCATTTTTTGCAGTCTCAACTGTAAATGACTTAGAAAAAATAGCAGTTAGTTTTGCACCAAGTCCATTAAGACCACCAGTTGTTCTTTCCTGGGTGTCATCATAGTTGCTTGATGTTAAAAGATTTGCAAATATAAGTTCTGGAATATAAATATTGTATTCTTCGTGAAGTTCAATTGGGATACCAGAATTGTTATAAACACTAATTTTATCACCTGTTATTTTAACTTTGATACAGTTTACAGATTTATTTCTTTGTACTTCATCGGATGCATTAGTTAAGATTTCATCAAATATTTTATAAATGCCTGGATTCCATTCACCTTGAGTATTTTTCATACCTTCGGGTGTATAAATCCAAGCATTTCCAGAACAATTTTTAGTATCACCAACATACATACCGGGTCTAGCTAGAACATGTTCTCTTTGCGAATACTTTTTGTATTTGTCAGTCATCTTCTAGCTATACATTTTGCAATTTTTTAAACCAATTATTTTTTTGTAAAATTATGATACACTAGTTACCTTTAATGCTAGTTATCATTTCGTTAAGTTCATCGGGTGTGCGCACACCTTGAAATCTAACTTCATTTGATTTATATGTAATGATAGTGTCTGGTATAGAATAAACATTATTTTCAATAAGAAAACTTTCAAACTCGTCATTTTCTACATTAATTTCATAAATAACTACATCTGGGATACATTCAATATTTTTATCTAGATCTTTACAGGCTTTACACCATGGGCCACTAAATTTAAAAAACACGGGTTTTTCTCCAAAGTCAATCTTTTTAATATTGTTAAACATTTTAAGTGTAGTAATTTCTGTTGCCATGATATTGTAATTATAATTTATTTTTTTAAGTTAAAATAGTTTAATTTAAAATAAAAACAATAAGTAAATGTTATCTTTTTATACTTTTGATGCTACAAATTTTATAATTGTTCTAACAGTTGCATTTATAATTTATAAATTATTTGAAAAGAAGGATGAAGAGAATAATCCATTAGTAGTATTTGGTATCTCTGTTTTTATTGGAATTGTAGTTAGTATAATGTATTCTTATTTGACTCTTGAGAATGATACTATACTTACGTCTAATTTCTGGGAATAAAATAAAATATAAACATTATAATAATGTCTATTAGTTTGACAAAATTTAATCCTAAGAAGATAGAAGAAAGACGTACATCTGGATCTGGACCCGCAACATGTGTTTTTATAGGAAAACGTGGAACAGGAAAAAGTACACTTGTTGCAGATATTCTATATTACTTACGCAAAATTAATGCAGGTGTTGCTATTTCTGCAACAGAGGATGGAAATGCATATTACTCAAGTTTTATACCTGAAATACTGATACACTCAGAATATAAACCTGAAATTATTCAAAGTGTGATTACTAGACAAAAAAAGGTAATATCAGCTGATAAAAAGTCATCTGAATCAGATGTATTTGTACTTTTAGATGATTGTATGTATGATAAAAAAATGATTAGAGATACTAATATTCGTGGTATTTTTATGAATGGAAGACATTGGAGAATAACATTTATGTTAACTATGCAATATTGTATGGATTTACCACCAGATCTAAGAGCAAATATAGACTATATATTCATTTTACGAGAAAATATAATTCAAAATCAAGAAAAGATATATAAAAACTTTTTCGGAATTTTTCCACATTTTGGTATTTTTCAAGATGTACTAAATAGTTGCACAGAAGGTTACGACTGTTTAGTTCTTGATAATACTTCAAAAAGTAATAATATACAAGATTGTGTTTTTTGGTATAGGGCTAAACCAGATCGTAATTTTAAGATTGGTTCTAAACAATTATGGGACTACTGCAAGAAAAATTATGATGCTAAAAAAGCCAAGGAAGTAAAAGAATATGATGAAAAAAAATTAAAAAAGAAAAATGCTCCAAGCGTAAGTGTAAAGAAAGTTAAATCAAAAAAGAACTAAAGGAGTTTCTTCTTTATTAATGTATTTATTTTTAAGTGTATAATAAGTTCTTTTAACTTTTGTTTTAGGAAAAATTGTACTTTTTTTAAATCTTATAAAAAATCTTTTGATATTTAATTGATTTTTTATTACATTTATAGAGCAATTGTTGATTAATTTATCGACGTATGAATAGATTAAATTATCTTTGATAGATCTAAAATGTAAAATTAATGTAATTATATTTTCATCTGTTAATACGTTATTCATATTATAATATCAAATAAAAGATTTTTTTTATTAATATACGCATCTTTTATTATATTAATAGCAAAAGAATGTTCACGACACGGAACCCCATTTAAAGATGTTATAATATCGTTTACCTTTATTCCAGATATATAACACTGTTCCTTTTTATTTAATTTTTTAACAAGGATGCCTAATTTATTATTACATATGGTTATTCCGGGTGGGATATTACCAAATTGTACATTTATACTTTTTGTAAAGTTTAAAATTATTGGCACATCTGTGTTATTATTAATTTTATCGAACTCTTTATCAAGTTTAATTTCATAGATAGCTTGTTTACATATAGGACATTGTTTACCACCTTTATGTATCCATGTAACTAAACATTTATAACAAAAATGATGCATACATGAACCAACGCAACTATTTTCAATTATATTAAAACAAATTGAACATTCCATAAATTACATTATCTAAATATAAACAATGTTTTTAATTGTAGTTTTTCTATTAAGAACTTTAATTTTTTTAGTATTATCAGGTCTTTTAGTATTATCAGGTTTTTTAGTATTATCAGGTCTTTTAGTATTATCAGGTTTTTTAGTATTATCTAGTTTTTTAGTAGATTCGTGTATATATTCAAGAAAAGAATTAAATGAAAATGTTTCTTTAATGTGTTTTAATTTTGTTTCATATTCATTATAAACATGGTGTTTTCTAAATATTTTACACATAAGATCAAAATCGTTCATATCGTAATTATCATGGGTTATATCAAAGTAAATTAATGTATTAAGATACATTTGAATAATTCCATCATTATTTTTTAAAAAGTCAATCATTTTAGGTTCCATTAAAACCGGAACTATAATTTTTTTCTTATAAAGTGCGTAGTTCCATTCTTTAAAACAATTATCGCTCACTATATTATTATTAATTGAATTATTAATTTTATTACAATATACTTCGGTTAAACACACTAAAAATATTTTACAATTATTTATACTTACCATTATACTATTATCTATGTTATTTTGCATATCATAATGATCAAACCATACACTATAACCTAATTTTTTAAGATTATCACACAATAATTTACACCTGTTATGATTATTTCTGTTAAGATTATCTTTAGCCCATGCATGTGAAATAAATATTTCTTTCATATTGATTCATATTGTTATAATTATAATTATTTAACTTAAAACTAGCGCATATATTAGTATAGTTATGGATAAAATAAATACACTATTAGAGATTCCTCAATATGAACAAAGATCTGAAATGTGGTTTAAACAGCGTGAAAATAAATTAACAAGTTCAGATGCTGGTACAGTACTTGGATTAAATCCTTATTCAAAACCCAATGACGTGTTATTTAAAAAATGTGGGCATGATCCTAAACCATTTGTAGGAAATGTAGCTACGCTTCATGGTCAGAAATATGAAGATCAAGCCATAGACAAGTATTGTGAACTAACGGGTCAAACAAATTATAATTTTGGACTAATAGCTCATGAAGATGTATATAAAACAAATGACTACTATTGGCTTGCTGGGTCTCCAGACGGTATAAGTATAGACAATCGTGGATTAAAAGAACCAATTCTTCTTGAAGTTAAATGTCCTTATCGTAGAAAAATTAAAATTGGAGAAATACCAAAGTATTATTATCCTCAAGTCCAGTTAAATCTTTTTATATGCGATTTAAATGTAGCAGACTTTATAGAATACCAACCACCTAATGTAATGAATATAGTAAGAACATATCGTGATCAAAAATGGCTCGATACTAATCTACCTATACTTGAACGATTTTGGAAAGAAGTTGAACATTATCGTGAAATCGGTATTAAAACACACCCAAAGTTTCCTAAACAAAAAATAACATTAGATTTAACTGAAAGACTTAATGAAAGTCCCGATGAAGAAATTACTTTTTTACAAGATTATTGTATTAGAGAATAATAATACATTTATTATATTTAACGAAGGTAACAGATCAACCTGGAAGATTATTTGCCATATTTATATTTGGACCTTTTTTTATTTTTGATGGGAATTGTTTTTATAATTTATGAAATATTTTGGATTTCTACGGGTTGTTATAAAATATGCGACATTTAATATTTTTAAGTTGAGATTTTACAAAAAAAGATATTACTTAAAAGAATAATACATAATTATATTAACAATGGGTATTCGTGGCCTAAATAGCATTATTAAAAAGTATTCTCCAGATTCAATTAGAGAGATTTCTATAAAAGATATTAAAAATAGTACTGTAGCAATTGATTGTAGTATTCTATTGTACAAGTTTAAATATGCTTCAAAAGTGCCAAACTCTCATCTTATCGGTCTTGCAAATAGAATTAAATTTTATCTTATGAATAATATTCTACCCGTATTTATTTTTGATGGTTCTCCCCCAGATGCAAAGAGAAATACTATAGCAAAACGTCACGCAGCTAAAGAAAAACTTTACGTTCGTCTCGAACAACTTCGAGATGAAGAACCAACCGACGAAGAACATTCTATTAGAATTAATGAAGAAATTGAAAAGATTACATCTCAACTTATAGTTATTAAAAAAGTACATATCGATGAATGTAAAGAACTATTAACAAAGTGTGGTATTCCTTTTTTTACTGCTCCAGATGATGCTGAGAAATATTGTGCATTTTTACAGCAAAATGGACTAGTAGATTATACAATTACAGATGATACAGATGCTATAACATTTGGATGCGAAAAGATACTTAAAACATCTATTAATAAGAGTATAGTTTTTATTGATACAAAAAAGATACTTTCTGATTTTGAAATGTCTCAAGAGATGTTTATAGATTTTTGTATAATGTCGGGTTGTGATTATACCGACACAATTCATCAAGTTGGTCCCGTTACATCTTTTAATTTAATTAAAAAACACACTTGTATAGAAAATGTACTAGAAAAATTAGATAAACCCGTAGACAATTTTAATTACACTGAAGCTAGAAAGATATTTACACAATTTAATTATCCAATTCCTGAAAAAATTACAAAGATGCCATTTGATAAAAACGTTCTACTTGATTTTCTTAAATATCATGATTTTAAAGAAAATGTAATTTCTAAAATAATTAAAATTTTAATTTAAAAAAAATTTTTTTTCTTTTGTATATATTAAATAAAAAATATGGATCCTCTTGAACTTTTCTTCGGAAAAAAGCGTCGTGTTCTTAAGCACAAGAAGTCTCCCGGTCGCAAGCCAAAGCGTGGTCATGGTGTCAAGAAGCTTCCCAAGCGTCTTGCATACGTAACTGTTCGTGGTCGCAAGCGTAAGCTTCATCGTGGTGCCAACGGCGGTCTCTACTACCGTACCAAGTCGGGCCGCACCTACGTTCCTGCCAAGGTTCTTAAGCGCAAGCACCACGAGCTTGCTGTACACCGTGCCATGAAGAAGCGTCGTGTTCGTCGTTCGAAGAAGGCTCTTCGCCGCCGCCGTGGTCGCAAGCTTAAGATGACCAAGAAGGCGATTGCCGCCCGCAAGGCTTACCGCAAGCGTATGGCGCGCCGCTCGCGCTTCGGTCTTTACTAAATTAAAATGAATTAAATCATTTAATTAATTTAAAAAATTATAATAATGATTTAATAAATGACAAGTAGTACTACTATTGATATTCCTATTGTTGAAGGAGAGCCTTATTGTGAAATATCTCTAAATAATGAAGTTTTTCAACCGGTTATGACTATCAAAGAGAGAAAAACTTTTATAACTAAGGTCTACATTTGTGTAGAGTTTCAGTTACTTTCTTTATTTAGTCTAATAATTTTAACAAAAATGTATAATCTTCAATTTTTTTATATTACAGATGTCGGAAGAGGTCTACTTGGACTAAGTATTTTTTTTAGTATATTTCCAATTTTTGCATGTATATGTTGTGAAAGTATTTACAAACGGTTTCCTATTAATTATCTTATGTTGTTGATGTTTTCATTTGGAACGTCATATACCGTTAGCAATGCAGTAATGTATATTAAACCAGATACTCTTATGGTAGCATCTGGTTTAACCACTTTAGATGTATTATTTATAACAATTTTATCTTTTTTTGTAGATGTTAGTCATTGTTACCAGTTTTTTTCTGTATGTCTTATAAGTCTATTAGGTATAAATATCATTAATATGTATATAGTAAGTACATTTTTACAAATGATAATATGTGGTTCTGGTTCAATTTTATTTTCAGGTTTACTACTTTATGACACTAATCAAATAACAAATGTTAACAGCAGAATGTATACAAAAGATGACTACGTTCTAGCGTCTATTAACTTGTATTTAGATATTTTAAATATATTTCTTTACATTTTACAATGTTTACAATTAACAGAAACAAGCAACTAATTCTTCTAAAGAAATATTCTCATTTTTAATATTTATTATTTTTTCAATTGATCTAATATTATTTGGAAGTGTTTTAAAAGTGTTTACTTCAAGAATACTTATCTTATTTTCTAAAATATTGAGATCTATAATACATTCATTTTTATACTTTTCTAAGTTTTTAATTTGGGTTATGTATTCTTTTCCTTTTGGATCTGAATTATGAATAGTAGCAAACTTTTTAAGCTGTTTAAAATTGGTCGTATACATGTCTAGATTTTCTTCATTTTCTACAACTTTAAGACTAAATGTAATTAGATTACAAGGTTTCCATTTAAAGGCTGAATAATTTATTCCATTTATTAGAGGAAGAACATTTGGTATCATAAAAAGTTCTTCATCTTTGTTTATATTGAAGTCTATAACATTTTTATAATCAGTTACTGTTATATCTATTTTTTTACTCAACAAATTATGTTTAAATGAAATAGCCTCATTTATTCTTTCTATGAATGTATTTTTATTTCTAAGATATCCACCTGTTAGAAAAGTATCATAAATAATTATTTTTTCTGGTGTAAAAGAAATATCAAATAGAGATCCGCTATAGTATTCATCAAGAACATTTATATCATTGATTTTAAACATAGTAAAATCTTTAAGAATTGCTATACAAGCGTTTTCTCCCTTATTGTCTTTAAAAAGATAAAGAACAGCTCTTTTTGTATCAATTGTATTCTTTTTATAAATATAATACTCAAATTTCTTAAGTTTAAATGTATTCTTCCTTTCTATATTTATAAAATTTTGTCCAGGAAATGTATATGTATTATATCCATTAAGGGTATTATTGATCATAAAAATAATTTGTTCCTTGTATTTCTCACTTGTTATTTCAGTTGTCATCAATGTTATATATGTATATGATTTAGCTTTAAATATATTTAAAGATATAAAAGCATTTAAATTAATAATGAAGTTTTCATCAAAAGAAGAAACTCTTATTAATTTTTTACTTCTTTTTTATAAAAATAAAACAGAACTTTTAAAAGACATTATAAATCAAAATACACCACTAAGTCTTAGATTACTTGACTGGTTAGTAACAAATTATGCTAAAAAGTATAACATAATTTACCCACTAATGTATAATGGCGAAAAAATATACTTTAATATTTACCTTGATTATAAAAATCAATTAAAAGCATATTCTAAAAAATTTTTTGATCCATTTTGTAGACAAAAAAGAATACTTATTAATTGTAATACTTTTAAATGGAAGGAATATACAGGCGAAAAAATCACAGATGAATATATAATTTCTACGGTAGGGCAATTGAACTTTTTTAGATGGTTTATTGAAAATAAAATTTTCGATTATGCAATGGCAAATATTAAATTAATAGATTTAGATATGAATAATACTATGTATAATAAGAAAAGAGGTTCTAGAGTAGTATTATCACCAAGTGCTGTAAAAGGTATTTATACTAATGAACAGGAAATTACTATAAAGTTTACTTACTAGAAAAAAAATAATTTAGAGATACAATATATTATAAATTACATCATAATGACTACTAATCCGTTGAGATTATGGCTCAAATCTTGTGGAAAAGAAGTAACAGATTCAACAGTTCAAGAAACTACTCATTTTATGTTAGATGGTGGTAAGTTAGATCTAACAAAAGATTATGAAACATTTCAAGAACTGTATGCTAAATATATAAAATATAAAAATTGTATAGTAGAAAGAAAAACTGATATATTTAAATTATTTGTTGATCTTGATATTTTATCACTAGAAGTTTTAGATATAACAGAATATATAGTTTGTATTCAAAACTGTATAAGTAATATATACAGTAAAGATTTTATATGTATAATTGCATCAACGGATATTAATAAAACTATTAGACGCGACGAAACTGAATATATTAAACAAGGTTATCATCTACATTGGCCAAATATTTATGTTAATAAAAGTATAGCTCTTCAAATTAGAAATAATCTTGTTGTATCATTGACTACTTATTTTGGTAAGATAGAATCTATGTATGATTCTTGGGAAAAAATAGTAGATCGTTCTGTTTATGAACATAATGGTCTTAGACTTTTGGGATCAGATAAATGTAGTTATTCAGACGGAGGAAAAGAATATGAAAATAGAGTTTATATTATACATAGTGTATACAACGGAAATAAATATAGTGAAAGAAATACAATGGTTTACAAAACAGATACTTTAAAAGCTGTAAAAGATACTTCTATACGTACTAATCAAACAAATATGACTGAATATAAGAATCTTCAAGAGTATGAAGAAACGGTAGAAGAAAATAATTATGAAAAAAGTGGTTTTATTAGAGTACAAAAAGATTCTAAAGAACATCAAGCTATTGAAAAGTTTTTTAAAAATTACATCACTGGATATCGTATTCAAGATATTAGGCACATCCTTAAAGTTAAAGATTTGAGTATGTATATAATAGATTCAAAAAGTAAATATTGTCAAAATATTCAAGATTTTCATACAAGTAATCATATATACTTCAGATTAACACCTTCTGGGCTTTGTCAAAAATGTAGATCAGAGCGCGAAGGTATACATGGATGTTGTAGAGATTTTAATTCAAGTTGTATACCTATAACAACTACATTAGAAAGTATTCTTGGATGGAAAAAGCCAAAATCTAAAGATGAAACTGTATCAAAAGATTTTAGTATTTCGAATATGTTGGAAAGAATGGAAAATAATATAACAGGTAAGGATCCGTTTAAAGGGCCTAAAAATAAGAAATGTATAAAATAGTTAAAGTTCCTAATAAAAGAGCACATAATAGAGTTCCCATCAAATTGTATTCTGATGAGCTATCCATTAATTGAGGTAATATTTTAAATACAAAATCCTTTACGGTTGTTGTATTTAGAAGAATATAAGATATAACTATTACAAATATTGTATTTTTATTATTAGAAATATTTGAAATTATATCATCAACCTGTTTTTTTTCAACCTGTACTTGTAAATCTTTTACTGGTTCAGGTTCGGGTTTTTTTTCTTGGGTTATTGGAACCGACTTAATTTCTTTTTTAGGTTCTTCAAGATCTGATAATTTACACTCAAAATGTGACATTTAATATATTATTACAAAAATTAATTATTATTTTAAACGTTTAAAAAAAAATATATTTATATTAAATAATATTAAACAATGGGTATAAGTACTGTTACACCAAGATCTTTCAATTCTACCGGTGCTCAATCAATTTGTAGAGCAAATGCACCAGATGATGAAAAGCTTATAGAATCGCAGTTTTTAACACAATGCCAGACAGAATACATACATGGAAGTGGAGAAACATTTGTAAGAGGATCTTTATCAAGTCTTCCAACTACATCGTCCCCTGCTTCAACTTTAAATCAGGATATCTTTTATTTAGAATCGGATGTGGATGCTATTAGTGATATAAACCTTTCTGTTTCGCTTGATATGGCAGCGAAGACTTCTTTCTATGGTAACGAGGCTATGAGTACAACCATCGGTGTTGACACAACCGATCCAAATTCTCCAATGTTATCTACTATCACAAAGGATTTTTTATTGTCTATGATTAATAAAATAGAGTTTCGCGTAGGAGGCTTAACAGTTCAAACTATTCTTCCAGAAGAGATATTCATGAGAAATCTTAGTGAACTAGCGACAACTAGCTTAGATGATTGGTTATCTAGCGGTGTTACAGCTGTAAATAGAGACGGACTTGTTAGTAATCCTTCTTATTCAGGAAAATCTGATAAAAGTTTAGTACAGAATTTTTCTTTATCTGAATTAAACAATATGTCTAATTTACCCCGCGGAAATAATATAATGTTAGTTAGAGACGGAACTAGATATACTTGGACCCTTTCTATTCCTTTCATGGGGAGAAGTAATAATATGCATAACTGTTTCTTACAGTCTGGTGCCGTATCAAATAGTATTACAATGGTCGTATTTTATAATGCTGCATTTCCAAGTGGAAAAACTGGATCAAGACAATTTTCTAGAATAATGTGTAATACATTTATTAACAATTCTGCTCAAGCTAGAGGTATATATGGTTTAATCAGGGATTTAAATTGTGTTACAAATCAAACGTCTCCATATGCAGTTATTACGACTGATACACCTGGAAAAACTTTTATAAACACATATAAAAGTTGGTTAACCGTAAGATCTCATACATTTACAAAAACAGAATCAGATTTTGTACAAAAGAATATAATTAATAGAATTGTAACCGCATCGCAGTCAGTCTCAAGAGAAATTTTAGGGGGTGAAGTGATTCGATCAACGGATATTAATAATATTACCCCAAGAAACGGAGTATCTATTTTTAATGCAATGACGACGACTAATTACTCTTTATATCAAGATATGTTTTTACCAAATTATGTTTCTTTACCTAGTAGTGTTATTTGTTATAAAAATAAAGAAACTGTACCAATAACAATTGATTTATCAAATTTTGATCTAATCGCTTCTCATTTACTTATTGGCGCATTTGCCCCTGTACATAATACAGATGGTTCCGTTTCTGTACCACCTCTTGAGATTTCATGGGATATTACAAGTGGTACAAATACTCCAGGTGTTTCGTGGGATCCATTGTCTGGGGCTGGTGATGTAGATCCTTTAACTACTGTGACCGCCACAAACCACGATTTAGTTCCTTTTATATCACAAGAGAGTTTATCATTTACCGGATATTCTCTTGGAAGTAAGAATAAATGTGTAGGACCTTTTGGGTGTAGTATTAGAGGTATTCTTGATAATTGGTTAGACTCTGTAGAAGTAAAAATAGGTAGCGATACAACTGGTAGACTTCCAGCTGAAAGCTTATTAAAAACCGGAGAAGAATTTGGATTAACATCTGCAGGAGGTGCACCAATTTATGTAGTACCATTAGCTGATAAACCATTTAGTACAGCGGGCGTTCCTATGGCGCGTGTTGGAACAAAACAGGTAATTTTATATGTTGATCAACGATATGCTGTGTCTAGGGGTCCTTTTACACAAGTTAATGGAAGTTATGATACTCCTGCGAGCGGATCATCACAAATCCCAGGCGGCTCTATGGCCAACAAGAAACTATATTCTTGGGCGCCTATTACAAAAGTATCTGTAGTAGGAGTGGGAACGCGTGTACAGACTACTGTTGGAGGAGGAACATCCTTTGCATCGTAAAATACAATTATTTTCAATTATTTTCAGAAAAAAATAAATAAATTAATTAATTTTCGTAATTAATTTAAAAATTATTTTCTTTTGTATATATTAAATAAAAAAAATGACTTCTGCTTTAGCTGCTTTCAACGGATCCGGTACCCAGGGTACTGCCGCTATCTGTAAGATGCACACCCCAGATGATGGCGATGTTCAGTCGGCCTTCTGGAATCGTAATGATACAACTCGCTTTCTTCTTTTCGGTTCGTCTATCCAGGAGATTCCAACCTCGGGTGGTCAGTCTGTAGGGTTTGGTGGTAATCAGATTTTCACAGTAAATAATGATCTTGATTGTCTTGGAGACATTTATGCTCAGATTGAGTTATCTCTAAACGGTTATACATTAGCTACCACCACCGACAAGAAGGTTAACAATATGACTCCTATTGCCAATCTTCAACCTTGGGGTATGGCTAGATTTATTTCTAGAATTGAGTTTATGGTTGGAACCCAGATTTGGCAAACTATGGAGGCCAACGATCTTATTAATGTATTAAATACAGAACTATCCGAGAGCTCCTACCATAATACAGCTTTCCAACTAAACGGTAATTACTTACAGACTGGTCCAAAAACATTGGAAGATCCTAACAGAGGTGTTTATTTAGACCCAATTTTAGCATCTGTTCGTCTTCCTCTTCTAACTAAGACTCTACAGCCACCTCTTTCTAAGTTTACAGACATGACTGAGGATGGTTATCTTATGGCAGCTGCTCCTCATCAGCAGGTTAAGATTCGTCTTTCATATACCCACGACTCCACCGACGTTTTCAAGCCTTTCACCTCGCCAGGCGGGGCCTGGAGCGGCCCGAGCGGCGCACCCACAAAAGACAGCTTTACTTGGTCCGTAAAGCTTTATGCCAAGCAGCAGATTATGTGTCAGGCTGAGCGTCAGCAGCTTAAGAATATGCCACTTGGTCTACCAAAGCGTATTAAGATGACCCAGAATGCGCAGGCTCAGGTAACAATGACTAAGAATACTACAGCTTCTGCTATTGATCTAGATCACTTTTCACTATATGCGTCTTACCTAGTAGTTTCGATCTCGGATCTATCCGGCACCATTATTGGTTTTGATAGCAGCGGTAGCAGCGCGTCCACCACGGACTGGAGCGGCGTGAAGACCTCCGACGTGAATTTGTCGGCAAACGTCGAGAAGGCATTAGGAATATGGGGCCAGAGCTCGGCGAGCGCTGGTTATGGTGCAAAAGCGACTATTGGTAGTGTCTTAGACGCTGAACTTCTACTTAACTCGACCTCTGTATCCG